TTGATAGACTTAAAAAGAACAGCACAATCAAAGAGACTAATGTTCTCTCTCAGAGTAAGTTGTTCAGTACGAAAGATCTAATTCAGACTGCAGTTCCTGCACTGAACGTAGCACTTTCTGGTAAGTTGGACGGTGGTCTGACTCCAGGATTGACCATCTTCGCTGGTCCATCGAAACACTTTAAGACCGCATTCGCAATGATGCTGGTTAAGAGTTTCTTGGATAAGTATGACGATGGTGTTGTCTTGTTCTATGACTCGGAGTTTGGTGCTCCTCAGTCATACTTTGAGAACTTCGGTATCGACACCGATAAGATTATTCATACTCCCATCACTGACATTGAGCAGTTGAAGCATGATATTATGAAGCAGGTGAACGAACTTGAGCGTAAGGATCGTGTCATGATTGTCGTTGACTCGGTTGGTAACTTAGCATCAAAGAAGGAAGTCGACGACGCACTTGATGGCAAGTCGGTTGCTGACATGACTCGTGCTAAACAGATGAAGTCGCTGTTCCGTATGATTACTCCGCACCTTACCATCAAGGATATTCCTATGGTCGTGGTCAATCACACTTACATGGAAATTGGTATGTTCCCCAAGGCAATCGTGTCTGGTGGAACTGGCATCTATTACTCTGCCGATAATATCTTCATTATTGGTCGTCAGCAGGAAAAGACTGGCACTGAGGTTGTTGGTTACAACTTTATCATCAACGTCGAGAAGTCTCGTTACGTTCGTGAGAAGTCAAAGATCCCAATTGAAGTTACCTTCGAAGGTGGTATCAGTAAGTGGTCTGGTCTACTTGACATGGCACTCGAGTCTGGTCATGTGGTTAAACCGAACAACGGTTGGTATCAACGAGTTGGCGAGGAAAAGAAGTATCGCCTGAATGATACATACAACAAAGAATTCTGGTTGCCAGTGTTGACCGATCCAACGTTCGGTGAGTGGATTGAAGGTCGTTATCGTATGGCAGGTGGGCAAATGATGGAGAATGAAAATGTGGACATTTCTGACGAAGATATTTCGGAAGACTACGAAAACCTGTGAGCATTGCGGGTGCGGGATCGATATAAAAAACGATCCCGCACTCTGCCTGCATGGTGAAGAAAATGGTATTCCATTCGAAACTTACATTTGTGAACCATGCTGCGAAAAGATTTGTGCTGAATATGACCCAGAATTTGAGGATGTAAACATTGTTGAAGAAGATTGAGACAATAATTCTAAGTAAGATGTTCTCTGATGAAGAGTATACACGTAAGATTATTCCCTTCTTACGGGATGAATATTTCCATGATAGTTCTGAGCGTAAACTGTTCAACTATATGAGTGCATTCATCAACAAGTATAATTCTCTGCCAACAATCGAGGCAATTGAGATTGCTGCACAAAATGATACTAGTGTAAACGAAAATGACTTCAAGAACCTCAACGAGAAGTTGACGCAGATGGACTCGGATCTCGAAGTCAATTCTAAATGGTTGCTCGAGGAAACTGAGAAGTTCTGTAAGGACAAAGCAGTCTATAATGCAATCATGAAGTCTATTCAGATTATTGATGGTGGAGACAAAGAGCATTCTCAAGATGGTATCCCTTCCATCTTACAGGAAGCATTGGGAATTTGCTTTGATAATAATGTTGGTCACGATTATCTAGATAATTCCGAGTCGCGATTTGACTTCTATCATCGCGAAGAAAACAAGTTGCCATTCGATCTTGAAATGTTCAACAAGATTACAGGTGGTGGTCTGCCAAACAAGACTTTGAATATTGCACTTGCTGGTACTGGTGTGGGTAAGTCTTTGTTCATGTGTCATATGGCATCAGGAGCATTGGCGCAGGGTAAGAATGTTCTCTACATTACCATGGAAATGAGTGAAGAAAAGATTGCCGAGCGTATCGATGCGAACATGATGAACGTGAACATCGGCGAGTTGAAAGATCTCTCTCGTTCTATGTTTGATACTCGAATTGATAAAATTCGAAACAAGACTGAGGGTAAGTTGATCATCAAGGAATATCCGACTGCATCTGCACACGTTGGTCATTTCAAAGCACTATTGAACGAATTGATGTTGAAACGCAACTTTGCTCCTGATATTGTGTTCGTCGATTATCTTAACATCTGTGCGTCTAGTAGGTTTAAACCAGGAGCGGGTGTAAACTCTTATACATATGTGAAGGCAATCGCTGAAGAACTTCGTGGGTTCGCAGTCGAGTTTGACTTACCTGTTGTTTCTGCCACACAAACTACTCGTGGTGGATATGCCAACAGTGATGTTGAACTGACTGACACCTCGGAATCATTTGGTCTGCCAGCAACTGCGGACTTGATGTTTGCTCTTATCTCTACCGAAGAACTCGAGAAGATGGGACAACTGATGGTCAAGCAGTTGAAAAATCGCTACAATGATCCAGGACTAAATAAGAGGTTCATGGTTGGTATCGATCGTGGTAAGATGCGTCTGTATGATTTAGAAGAATCTGCCCAAAAGGGAATTATGGATTCAGGTCAAGACGATCTGCCAGTGTTCGAGAAAACTACAATCGGTCAACGTCAACAGAGGGACTTTTCGAAGTTTAATTTCTAATGAATTTTATAGAATCATATCCTAATGCACTAAGTGCAGAAAAATGTAAACAGATTTGCGATGCCATGGACGTTATTATCTCACGTCCAGATCCAGGAACTGCCTGTATTCTATCGGATGATGCAAACAGAACAGACTGGAATATCTTTACTGGTAGATATGGGTCATTAAAGTTTTTTGAAGAATCTGTTGTCGATGCAGTACATGCAGGTTGGAGAAAATATAACAAACAATATGGTGCTGCTAGTCGAGCATTCTTAGAACTGTTTACTCCAGGTTGGAAATTCCAGAAATCAGAAACTGGTGGTGGATTCCACCAATGGCATACTGAACAAGGATCTGGAAAAAATAATCGAGGCAGGTTTGGTGTTTGGATGTTGTATCTGAACACTGTAGAAGAAGGTGGTAAGACAGAGTTTAAATTCCAAGATCTGGCAGTAAAACCAGAAGCAGGAACTTTGCTTATTTGGCCTGCAGCATATACCCATGTTCATCGTGCTGCACCCGATCTTGTCGGGAATAAGTATATCGCTACTGGATGGTTTGAATATCCAGAAAGATTAGATGTTCGATAAAAAACACTTGACTTTTTACAATAGATATAGTATAACAATAATTGACATTGGTGCCATAGCTCAGCTGGATAGAGCAAGAGCCTTCTAAGCTCTAGGTCGTAGGTTCGAATCCTACTGGCATCACCATTTTTAACTAGGGAATGAATAAATGACTGAACAAACAAATGAAGAACTGAATCTCAAGTTGGTTGCAACAACTGCACTATGGGCAAACTCTGCAACTGATGACATGCCACTTTGGAAAACTATTGGTGCCAAAGAATATATCATTGCTCGATTCGACGTCGAACCAACCCTTGAACAAATTGGTAAGGCATGTGAAGCAAAACGTCATCTGATCGAAACTCACACCAAGCAATTCCACGAAACTCTTTCTGGTTGGCAATTGTATCTTGACCAGAATGTTACTCATAATGAGTATCTGCAGTATAGTCTGACTGAGCAGATTGAATTTCCTGCAATCGACCTAACTGAAATTGATGCAACAGAAGAACTTCAACAGATTGTTGGATGAATCAATTTACAGTAATCCATACTTATTATAACGAACGTTCGCTTCTCGAGACACAACTCGAGAGGTGGAACGTATACAACACCCCGATCAAGATTATCCTAATCGACGATGGATCCCAAGAGGTTCCTGCCGAGGAAGTCTTGCGGGGTGTTTCATTTTCAGAGAACATAGATTTCTCTCTGTATAAAGTAACAGAAGATATCGGATTTAATAGTCATGGTTGTCGCAATCTTGGTGCACGATTAGCAAATACTGAATGGTTGGTATTCTTGGATATTGATTATACGATACAACCCTCTCATTTAATAAAGTTACAACGAGAATCCCTCGCCGAGAATACTTGGTATGAAATGAATGCAAAGTTTAACGGTCATGGAGATCCTTATGTGGCGCTGAATCAGTTTATCATACCAAAAAAACTTTATCTTGAATCTGGTGGATACGATGAATCATTTGTTCCATTTCATACTGGAGATAGAGAATTTCTGAGTAGACTTTCATCTAGTTATGATACCAAAAATCTAGAGTGGTTGAATCTAACTTGTCGTCGTGGTGGAAGAAAGGCAGTTATTGTTGACGATGCTGCTATTCCAGTATATGATGACGAGAAGATGATATTCTATACCAGAAAATTTGATCCAACTAATATTACACCGATCGAACAACGTATAAATTTTGATTGGGAGAGGGTTTTATGAACGCAATCACAATAGTGCATACATATTATAATGATGTAGAATTTTTAAAACAGGCAATAGAACACTGGAATACATTTACAACTCCAGTTTCAATTATTCTGATTGATGATGGTTCTAACAAATATCCTGCTTCCGATATTATTACTGCTGCTAAATTCAATGACAATCTTAACGTTTCATTTCTTGTTGTTGAAGAAGATATAGGGTTCAACAGTCATGGTTGCCGCAATCTTGGCGCATCAGTTGCTGAAACTGATTGGATAATTTTCTTAGATATAGATCATGCCATTACATCTGAAGACTTAATTAAACTTCAAACAATGAATTTGTCTATGGAAAAGTGGTATAGTTTTATCACGAGGCATAATGATATTACATTCCCATCATTAAATTCATTTATGTGCAGTAAAGAAATGTTTCACGCAGGTGGTGGGTATGACGAGTCATTTGTTCCACATCATTATGGAGACAGAGAATATCTTGACATGATGGATTCAAAATTCCCTCGGGAAGAATTGACTGATATTACCATTCAGTGTATGCGAGCAGGGCGTCGAGTATATTTTGATAATACATTATCTGCACCAATTTACGACAACGAAAAAATGTTGATGATTACTCCAAACTTCTATAGAGATAAAGTTATACACCATGATAAACAGATTAACTTCCCTTGGAAAAAAGTGTTTTAATAAATACTATGGTGATGCCAAACAATTACCAACGGTCTACTCGTAGTAATCACATTCTCTTAGCGAGAAAATATAATACAAGTCGGAGTAATTGTAAGGCATTTTTATTATAAATATGAGAGATACAATTGAACGGGAACACCATGTTATCATTTACCCAATATCTCT